AAGGAAAGGGAAGAGACAAAGTCAAGCGTATTATCTGCGTCTTCATATGAGACTGTAATATTCGTTTCTGTATTTGAGCTAACCATAGCTCCTACAGTATCTGCTATGTACTCATTTAAAGCTGTGCCGTCTACTGTAATAGCGTCTGCTTCCAGTGTGCCGTCTATATCAGCGTCACCGCTAACGTCCAGTGTAGCTGCATCTAGCTCACCAGTAATTGTAAAGTTTCTAACGCCTGTATAATCTTTATTAGAATCCAATATAACAGCTTTAGAAGCTATTGCAGTACCTACCGCTGTACTACCAAGGTCTAGAGCATTAAGTTCTCCTACGACTGCTGTAATCCCGTCTAAGGTATTTATCTCTGCTGTAGTTGCTGTAACACCGTCAAGTATATTTAGTTCTGATGCTGTAGATGTTACACCATCAAGAATATTAAGTTCCGCTGCTGTTGAAGTAACTCCGTCTAGAATATTAAGCTCTGCGGCTGTACTGGTTACTCCGTCAAGGATATTTAATTCCGCTGTAGTAACTGTAGCTCCGTCAAGAATCTCCAGCTCAGCTTCAGTAATAGTTGCACTGCCTATAACAAAGCTAGTACCTGTAATGGCTGTACCAGTAATTGCTGCTGCACTGGAACCACCAATAACTGCTCCGTCTACTGTACCACCGTTAATGTCGGCAGTATCAGCTACAAGACTGTCTATATTAGCTGTACCGTCAATGTACAAATCTTTCCATTCAGATCCTGATGCACCTAAGTCGTATGAATTGTCAGCACTAGGTAGTAAGTTAGAAGCAACGTCAGCACTAAATGCTACTGTATCTGAAGCAGCATCTCCAAAGGTTAAGTTACCTGCTATAGTTGCATTGCCAGTAACCGTAAGATTACCGCCTACAGCTAGGTTGCCTGATACGTCAGCAGCACCGTTAATATCAATAGTGGTAGCGTTTATTTCTATTTCAGTGTCCGATACAAGGTCTAGTACACCGTCTGCGCTTTGATGTATGTAAGTACCTGAGTCACCAAACTGTAATTGTCTGGTTGAATTAATTAATAAGCCTGTGTCAGCAACGTGGGTAATAGTTGTGTCTTGGTCTGCACCAAAATAAATAATAGAACCGTCAGCTAGAAAAAGATCGCTAAATTCCAGGGAAGTAGTACCCAAGGCTGCACCGTCGGAAGCGTCAGGAACAAATGCAGTCGTAGCTACAATAGTAGGGCCAGTAACTGTACCAGTAAAAGTAGGAGAAGCTATATTTGACTTAGTTGCTACTGCGGTAGCAATTAGATCAAATTCGTCGTCAATTTCCGCTCCTTTAACAATTTTATTAGCGTTCCCTGAAACCAAGGAATCTTTTGCGGTAAAGTTAGTGGCTTTTGTATAATCCGTCATATTAATCTACCTATCAAAGCTTCGGTATTTAGCTCCTGTATGGACATACCGTTTGCGTTAATTGTTGCGTCCATGCCTATTGTTACAACTGTTCCAGTTCCTGTTGGTTTAACTTTTAATGTATCTACTCCAATGGAGGGACTATATTCTGAAGTACTTACGTTGTATTCAGATATTCCGTATTCAGCAATATTAGTAGGAGCTACTGTAGTTACTTGTTTACTGTAACCTTGTGTATAATCATAACCCCAGTTTAAAACTACTTTGTTATTAGAACCACCAATAATCTTAAAGGATATTTCCTTTAATATTTTTAATTTAGAAGCATCACCAAAGGACATTGGATTAGTATAGTACCTCATCATGTAAGTGCTAGTTCCGTCTAAAAAGTCATCGTATTTGTTTATTCCGGATTTATTTCCAAAGTACAAAGTTCCATCGCTGGCTCTAGTAGCGCATAATATTTTTGTACTAGGCCAAGTAGTAACTCTATGAGAACCATCTTCCAAAGCAGTTCTCATGTCAAAACAATAAACAATGGAATTAGAAGGAAAAAACAATAAATAAAAAGCTTCCTCTGGACTATAAGCTGATTTAATATTTCCAGTTTCTATATTAACTAGAGTCATTAAATCGTCCCTAACATTTTTAGAAATGTCTCTCATAGGAGATGATTTTTCCTGTATAGTTCTTCCTAAGCTTCTAACTCCTGTGTCCGATAAGAAAATTAAATCAGTACCAATGTCCTGTACTGAATCTCTAGCTATACAACCAACATTAGTTATAGTATCAGCTAACGTCATGCTGGAAGGTGTTCCTGCTCCACTGTACAAAAGAATTGACCTTTTGCCAAAAATAACTAAAAAGTTATTGTGAGCAGCTAGTGCAGTTATTTCGTCGTAGCCAGTAGGCCAAACAGTTCTTACGTTTAATGATCCAGCGGAACCTGAGTTCCAATCCGTACCGTCCAAAGAATCTGAAAACTGTAATGTATTTTTATCTCCAGTAAAGTCTGCAACCCACATTCTACCAAAGGCTGCTAGTGCTTCATGTGCTTGTGGTGGTGTGCCTGACGCTCCGCTATGCGCGGACATCTTTTGTAATGTACCACCGTCCTCATAAATTAACGGCTCATGCGCTCTTTGGAAAAAATACATGTGGTCATTAAAATTTACTATTTTCCAGTTACTTGCTGATACCGTGTAGCTGCCGGGAGTTTCGTCAGTTAATGTAGAAGTTCCGCTAAATATTTTATTGTTGCCTGTGGAATATATTTTTTTACTTCCGTCCAAAGCAACAAATTCACCTATGGATTCTATACCAGCACTGCTTCCTAAAGCACTAACATCACTAGTTAAATCGTCAATTCCTTTTCTTGAGCCTATTCTACCGTAGTTGTCTACTACTGCATTTTCAGCTACGGAAGCAAATGCAGGGTCTATATTTACCGGAGAATCCTGAGTGTTTAACCCTTTAAATCCTGGTGCACCAATATGTATGTTTTGTAGTTGTTGTGCCATTATACTACGTTATAAATAAATTCTTCTGGATGTTGATAAGCGTCGTAAGCTATTGCGTCAGACAAATATTTGTTTGCTATTGCAAAGTACTCCGCTGAAGTAGTCCCACCAGTTTCTCCACGTTCTCTAGCTAGTAATGCAATAGCTTGATGAACTATTGGTAAATAAGGAATAGTAACTGTATCAGTGTCGGAAGACAATTCCGATGGTTTAATAACTAAATTAAATCTAAGTGAGTACGTTGCGTCCGGTGTAGGGTACAGTTTAATCTTAACGTCACCGTTTTCATCAATGCCATTAAACGTATAAGTATCAGGTGCACCGCTTGGAGCGTCAGTATTAAAATAAGCGTTGTCCATCCATACAGGAGTTTGATAAGTTAAAAACAAATTCTGTGTGTCGTTAATAGCACTTATTATTTTAGGATCTTCCTTACTGCCTGTTATGGAGTATTCACTAGTTCCTGAGGAAGTACTGACTGTTACTACGCTTCTTAATGCAGACCAATCATGTGCATTTTGTACTTCTTTTTTAGCGTCATTAACAAAGTCCCCTACCATTTTAGAGTAATTATTGGTTGAAACATTAGATACTTCATTTTCACGCATACGTCTAAGAACGTGGTTAACTATTGTTAAATATGTTGTACTCATAAATAGTCCTCAAATAAACTTCCTATGGAGATACGTCTAGGTGTTTCGTACATTTTAGCTGATTGTACTGGAGCTACTGGATTTACTATTTCAGGAGGTAAATATTTTTCAAATAAACTTTGAATTTGACCGCCTCCAAAACCTCCAAGACCTGCTAAACCAGCTCCTCCTTCTCCTTCTCCTTCTCCTTCTCCTTCTCCTTCTCCTTCTCCTTCTCCTTCTCCTTCACCTTCGCCTTCGCCTTTTCCTTCACCTTTATCTGTAGTATCTGTAGTATCCGTAGTATCCGTAGTATCTGTAGTATCCGTAGTATCCGTAGTATCCGTAGTATCCGTAGTATCCGTAGTATCCGTAGTATCCGTAGTATCCGTAGTATCCGTAGTATCTGTAGTATCTGTAGTATCTGTAGTATCCGTAGTATCCGTAGTATCTGTAGTATCTGTAGTATCTGTAGTTGGTTCTGGCTCTACAGTAACATCAGGATCATTAGGATCATAGTCAGAATTGTCTCCTACTCCGTCTCCGTCGGAATCCACAGATTCATTAGGATCATTGGGAAAAGCATCGTCTTTATCCGGTATGGTGTCTCCGTCTGTGTCTTTTGCATCATCAATGGCTTTTTGTATTTCATCTAATTGTTCTTGAGTTTGTATATCAGGATCATCCGGTGCAATATCGGAATTATCACCTACTCCATCACCATCAGTATCTACAGATTCGGTAGGATCGTCAGGAAAAGCGTCATCTGGATCTTTTACTCCATCTCCGTCTGTGTCAGGTCTTAAATCGTCAGTTTCTCCAGTGTCTCTGTTAATATTGTATAATATAGAATCTTCTAATAAGTCTTCTAACCAAACACTCCATTTACCAGTACCAGTGTCATAAGTATAAGTTTTACCTTCAAAAGTAACTGCTGTATCTCCAGCAGTAGACACGTCCGTAAATTGACTGTTAATTCTAGCTAAATTTTCTAAAGCTTGTGTTTTTTTCCACCTATTGTACGAATCATAAAATATTCCAACATTTTGATAATTCCTACCGCCGTAAGTATTATTAATATCATTGGCATTTGGATCTATGCCCATTTCTACCATTTTATCAAAAATAGATTTACCAGTGCCGCTTAATTCGTCGTATCCTTTTTCTCTTCTTTGTTCAGCAAGTTTTTCTTGTTCTATTTTTTCTTGTTCTTTAGCTCTTTCTCTTGCTTCTTTTCTTGCTTGTTCTAATGCTAACCTAGATTTATAAATTTCTTCGTATGTTTGTTTAGATACTTTAGGCTCTGGATCTGGATCTGGGTCTGGGTCTGGATCTGGATCTGGATCTGGATCTGTTGTAGTATCATCATCAGTAGTATCAGCTAATAATTCTTCAGTAGTATCATCGTCAGCTACGTCTACTATTTCTTCTTTATCAGTATCTCCAGTAAAAACTGTTCCTAAAATGTCTGAAATTGATTCTAAAGAACCTAAATCATCGTCTGTTAACTCTATGCCAAAATCAGTAAAAACATCGGTTAAAGGTAAATTGTCGTCTTTTTGAGTTTGTAATTTACCAACAATTTCTTTTATTAAATTATTAGCTTGTATTATAGGAACATTTTCTCTTCCTCTAGCATCTCCTCTGTCTATTAAATAAATTTTTATGTCATCAAATGTTACATATTCTGGCTCAATAGGATTGTAAGGAATAGATAATTCTTTTCTAACATTTTCTTTAGCAAAATTTCCTACAAAAAATTTATCTCTTAATTCATAATAATCTTGAGCAGTTTGTACGGAGTTAAGAATAATGTCTTGCATATTCTCATCTTCACCGTAACCAGCTTCTAAGAAATTTTTAGCTGTGTTTCCTACGTCGTTGTCATAACGAGCCATGTCTCCTAATGTTTTTTGAAGTATTGGTTCGTATTTATCTCTTTTAAAATATTTAACAACATCAAATATTGTTTTTACTATAGCTATTGGGGCTAAAATAGTTGAAGCTAAAGAACTGCCTTCTGCTCCTCCTCCTGTACCAATAGTAGCTAAAAAATTATTTGTTGAAGAATTAATTTGTTTTTTAGCTAATCCTATATCAAAATTTGGATTTATTTGATACTGTTGATCTAAAAGATCAGATACTTGTTGTTGTAAATTTTCTCCTGATTGTTCGTTGTATATAGGGTTACTAATTTGCTGTGTTTCTAAAAAATTACTAAGCTGTTCAGTATTTTCTCCACCAGTTTTTTGTATGATTAAAGAAATTAAATTAGTAACAGCATTATTTTTTTCTTTAAAAGACATTACTTCTTACTCCAAGAAGACATGCTTTTTATACCAAAACTAGCAGCTATCGCACCTCCTAAAAATGCTTTGTAATAATCGGGCATTGTTGATAACACATTAAATCCTTCCTGTACGTAAGGAACCATACTAGGTATAAAAGCTCCTATTAGTGGCAAGCTTAAAACTAAAGCAAACCATTCGTCCTTCCAAGAGTTCTTTGATGCTTCCGCTTGGGTAGTTTCCCAATCAGCGTCAGCCTGTATACGCCTCATTTTAGAATCATGTACAGCCTGTTTTTCAGCAGCTCTATTCTTTATAAAAGTTCCTGCTAATTCACTAATTGGGCCTATTAACATTTTTAACATGATTATGCTTTAAGGTCTATGCTTGAGTTTTGAGAAGTATAATTTTTTAACTGAACTCTTCCGTCTGCAAATTCGTAATAAATAGTCCTAAACACTGTCTGGAGTCTATGTTGTTCGCCATGCTTTCTGTCATGCTTAACGACTTCCACTGTGTTGTGTTTAGCCCATGTACCTATGGGTGTTGTGGATGCAACTGGATCTATCATATAAAAAAGGGACTACTAGCGTTATTACTAGTAGCCCCTGTTTCTATTAGCTGGCAGGTACAACCAAAGTCAAACCTGAAGCTGGTCTGAGTACCGCTACACCGTAAAGGGTGTCAGAGGTAAACAGGTTAGCCAACCATTCCTGCTTGTACTGAGTCTGTGATCTAACACCGACTTGCTCCGCAAGAACCATTGCATCTCTGTGGAACAACAAGGCTCCAAGAGAGTCCACTGAGCTAGCTGAGTTATCACCAGCAGCTTCAACAGTAGGACAGTTGGTGCTAACGTAAACGTCAATACCGTAAAGCTGTCCAATCTTACCGTTAACAACCGTAGAGTTATTAACGAAATCAGAACTAACGTATCGTGAGATACCCATAATAGTGTTTCTCAACACTGGAGGAATAACAAAAGCTCTGTTATCCATAGGTACGTCTTGATCGTCTAGCTTCTGGATAATGCCACGGAAAGCGTCGTCTTCAAATACGTCCGCAGAAACAACAGTGTCCGCTGTGTAAGTTGAAAGACCGTTTGAGGCATCGTTAAAGAAAGTACCAGCATTGTTCAGATACGTAGTACTTGTAGTACCGGAAGTACCAAGGCCAGTAGCCAAACCATGTAGATCAGAGTCTACTTGCTTTGCTAGGGCGTAACCAGCGTCTTCCGTGTAGAATTGACGTAGGGAGGACAGAGCCTGTACGTCAGTAATGTCTTCAATAAGACGTGAGTATTCATAATGCTTGTTGATTGAAACCTGAACTTCGGATTCACTTGCATTTTGAACAGTTACTGCGGTGTTCTCTGCTTTCGCGTGAGCGTCACCACGGACAGGCTTAGGCACATGGATTGTGTCACCTTTCTTACCTGACATAGACATTTTTTTAACCAGAGGAGCAAGAACTAGGTTCTTCTGATATGCAGCAATAATCTCATCACTCCATATTTCTGGTATAAAGGTTGCTGCGCTGGTGTTGTCTACAAAACCACCAGTGGCAGGATATGTTGAATCAGTCATTGTTAGTACCTCCTAAGTACTATTATCTGACCCTTTTTTCTTCATACGCCTTTAGTATCTCCTGCGACAAAGACGCATAACGATCAGGGTCGTTTTTCATAAGTCTAATAATGTCTTGTCGTCTGTAAATTTTCTTTGGGGAAGCTTCGGAAGAACCCCTGGCAGAGCCTGTGCTAGCACTCTTAATTGCCTGTTTTCTGTCCTGCTTCTCTGCCACAGCAGTCTGAGTAACCGCTTCCTGACGTTCTTTGTACAAAGTAAAAAGCTCATCAGCAGCTTCATGGTTATACTCTTTGTCCGCTGAGACAAACAACTGAGTCCTAATATTGGAAGCTTTAATCCATTCAGCAAACTTTGGATCTTGGAGTATTTGCTCCATGTCCGGATGACGAGTCTTTAATTGATTTAAAGCCGTTGTCTTCCTGTATTCCTGATTAATGTTTTCAGCTTCTTTAATCTTAGGATGATTCTCTATTGCTTTCTGTACTGCCTTTTCAGGGTCAGTAAAAAAATCTACATCCTCTTCGACTGTTTGAGTCGGTGCTGTTTCCTTTGTGAGTTGTGTCTGTATGTAGTCGTCAACTACCTTGCGTAATTCACCCACTTCAGAACTTTGTCTGCCCAAAAGCTTTTCAGCTTCTTGGTGCATTTGGACAAGTTCCTGTGCAGATTTATTTTTGTACTTTTCAGGAAGTTCTTCAGCTTGTTCAGGTTGTGGTTGTTGTGGTTCCTCACTAACAACTGCCTGATCCAATGTAAGCTCTTCTTGTACAGGTTCTTGAGTAGTCTCTTCAACTGTTTCTTGACGCTCTTGATCTATAATTTTAGCCATTATTAAACTCCGTACCTTATAGTATTGTGGAGGGCTATGAACTCATTTTACGTTCATATTTGATGTGCGATTCTCTATTCTTAACCCAACGGTCTGCTGCGTCAGGAAAATCCCCACTCAAGCCTTCCAACTGGCTCCGTATGGGAGAGATTATTCGCTCTGCTTCCAACCCACAACTGCACCTAGTAGTGTGGGTGGATCTTGTTACTAGCTCTTCAAAGACATGCCCTTTTTTGCATCTGAAGTCATACAAAACAAATTTATTCATTTGTTTCTTCTGCTAAGGTTTCCTCTTCCTCTGAGGATTTTTCCTCTTCCTCCAATGCGTTTTTGTGTGCATTGTCCATTTGATTTTCTAGGTTGACTATGGTAGCTAATATAGCTAGCTGGCCCTTCCTAAAATGAAGGTTATCAGCGTCCGTAGTCTGTTCAACTGAATTAATATTTGTAATATTTTGTTGAAAATCCTTTAAAAGTTGTTTCCAACCTTCGCTTCGGAACATTTCAAAATAATTATCAAAATATACTTCTAAGTCTTTGTTCATTTTGGTATTTTACCTTATTGTTAAGAATACCTTGTTATTATATCACATTCTGTGTTAAATGTCAAGTTATTGGTTATGTTTTTTGTCTTTTTGTTGTTGTATTAAGTTATTAAGTTGTTTTTTAGTTAGTAAACTAGGTTGTTGTTTCATACATTAATCCCAAAATTTAGTATTATTAGGTAGCATGACAGGTAAACAATAAGCTGATATGTTATGTTGCCTTGGTCTGTTGTCTCTAAAAGTTACATTTCCGTGTTCTATTGCATGTGCAAATTGATTACAACGATAAATGTCCCTAAAATACCAACCTTCGTTTTCCAAAGTGTTATTATTTACAATAACAACTAACATAAAAGCTAATATTGTCATGTTAACATAGCAATAACTAAAGCAATTATGATAAAAGCTATAATTAACCCTATTCCTGATACGGAAGTCCAAATAAACAGGTCGTGTAGTAGCTGTTTTCTAGCTTTTTTCTTCTCAATTATGGCTTTTACACTAGCTTCATGCTGCTTACGTGACTCCTCCATAATCCTAAAGTATTCATCTACAAATTGTTGATGATCCCTGGATAAAACTGCCATGTTTCGGAGTTCTTCGTGGAAGCGATTAACTTGCTGTTTAGCCATTGATAGTTTTAAAGCCTCCTGTGGGGTCAAAGGCTGTACTAATGACTCACGTTTTTCTATTTCCAACCGTTGCATACCACTATTTATGGCTTGCATACGATCTAAAACGGAATTTATGTGTCCACCGGACTCCTTAACTTGGTTTATAAGCCCATTAACAGCACTCAGAGCGGCTGTAATTGCTGCAATGGACTCAAAGACCATTTAATTTTAACGTCCTCTGGGGCTTTTTTTACGCATACCAGAATTTTTATTCTGAGAACGCTTTGCTTTTTTAGCTGCTGCTTTACCTGCAACTGTATATGGATATTTCTTACCGTTAACCGTAGGCATAATTACTTCCTTCTTTTCTTAGCTGTTTTAGCTGATTGTTTAAACGCCTTAGAAGTAGGCGCACCTTTAGAGCCGGGTTTTCTCATGGTTTCCCCTGAACCCGCTTTAATTCTTTTGCGTTTAGCATGAATATTAGAATACAAACCTCTGGGCATTTAACATCTCCATCTTCTTCTAGCTGCTTTACCACGTTCTCCTGTCCACCCTTTAGACCTAGCACAAAAAGATTTACGTCTTTTAGCTGCTTTACTGCCTCTTTTAACTTTACCAGTTACGGCAGTTTTTAATTTAGATCCGGGGTTAGCTGCTCTGTGCGCTCTAACTCCTCTTGCAGTCATTCCTGCACCAGCTTCAGTTTTTCTAAAGTTACCACCCGGACCTGTTGTTTTTCTAATGGGTTTTTCTTTCTTTCGTTTTTTAAGCATTTGCTTTCTTCCTACCTGTACTTTTTACCTTACCACAGGAACAGTTGTTATTGAACTCCTCCAAGTCCTCCAACTTCTTGAAGATTTGGTCGAACTTGCTGTTGATCTGTTCCACTAGGTCTATTAATTCCTGTTTGCTGACTACCATTGCCTACTCCTTGTTGTGCTGTAGATGGTTGTTGTTGAAATTTAAGTTCCAGTTCTTTTTCTTTGAGCAAAGACTGAGCTATTCTCATTCTTCTCTCAAATTCTCTGTCGTCACCGTCGCCTTCCTTAATGTTGGTGGTTATGGCTTTAATCTTATCAATTTCAAGTTCTTGAGGAGCTAGTTGTGTTTCCATCATAGCTTTACTTGCTCTGGCCTGAGATTCCGCAGCTTGTCCTTGTAGGGCTGCTGTTTGTGATTCTTGGAAAGCCAACTGAGCTTGTTGTACAGCCATTTGCATTTGTTGTTCTTCCGGAGAAGGTTGTCCTTCCTGCATGGCTTGTTGTAGTTTAGCTTGTAGTTCCTCACGATTAGCCAAGTTCATGTTGTCAATAATTGACTGTATAAGCGTAGGATACAAAGGTGAATCCTGTGACATAGTTTGTAACAACTGGACTAGCTGTGTTACTTCGTACTCTCTGGCAATAATACCCAAAGAAGACGTAGCGTTAAACTTGTAGTCCGCTACAGGATAACTTTCAGGGTCAAACTGCATGTAACGACAAGCCGCTTTCTTTACAAAAGGTATTAGGAAGGACTGCTGGAAGTTAATCAAAGTACGTTTGTGCCGTTTAATTATTGCACCCAAGGACATACTAATTCCTGCGGCAGTAGCGTCACCATTGATTGACCCTTGTACACCAGCGGAGTCTATGGCTCCTGTGGAAGTCTGTACCATTCGTTGTAAAGCTTCAGCCTGTGAAAAAGTAATCTGACTAACTTGACCAAAGTTAAAGGGCTGTAGTACTGACTTAGGATCTCCATTGGTTAATATAATCTTTCCGGGTCTAACTTCCGGTCTGGAGCCTCTGGGAAGCCGTGTAGCGTCCATAGCCATCATGGGGTGTACAGTCAGGCTAAGAGCGTCAATTCTTGCTCTAAGCTCTGTGTCAAGGGCTTTCTGGCTGTTGTAACCTTTTTCACAAACTCCTCTGCCCCAGAATCTTGACGGTACTACGTCCCAAGGAAATGCTACTATGGGCCTGTCTCCCATCATGTATGGGTTTTCTTCCGCTTTTAGTAGTATGCCGTTGTTAGCTATAACTATCAATGCTTCCACGTAGTAGCTTTGGTCTTCTGTGTCTCTTGTTTCTTCTATGGCTACAGTTAGGTCTGAGTCTACGTCTTCTTCCTCTGGAGGATTATTTGCTGCTTCCAAAAGAACTCTAGGAACTAGGCCGTAGTACTTAGTTAACCTAACTTTGTCGTCGTCGTAGCTTGTTATGTCTTGGTCTGGTTCTATTTCAAAGTCTGAGGCTGCTTGACCCACGTAAACTTGTCTGTAGACTCCTTCCTCCTGTAGTTGTTCTACAAGATGCTTGGATACAAACTCATCCACAGCTACGCCCAAAGCGTCGTCTATGCTGGTTGCTATGGGGTCTATCAGGAAATTCTGTGGCATAACTGGACGTAATTTAACCATAGTCCTGTCTTTAATGTTAACACCTACAGCCTGTAAGTCTCCACCCATTACTGGCTGTGTAGCGGGAGCCATTTCCTTGACTTCCTCTAGGACTACTTCAGCAACGCCTGTACCGTAGACTGCTGAGTTAATCAGGCACTCACCTACTGCTTTTCTAATCTGTGCTTTGTCAAAGTCTTCATGTAGTTTGTTTCTAAGAAAGGAAATGTCCTGTCTTTCTCTGTCACCTATGTCGTCAGTAACGTCAAAAAATCTTCCTCTGCCAAAAGTAGCTTCCTCAATCTCAGCTACGCTGGATTCCACTGCCTGTTGTAGCGCAGGACTAATAATCCTAGATCGTTCGCTTTTACGCTCCATGTCTCCAGCGTTCCAGATACCTCTCCAGAGTCTGTAGTATTCGTCAAACTTCTGAGCGTAGTTAGCTTCGTAGTGGTCTCTCCAAGTCTCACACTTAGCCATAACCCAATCTTCTACGGATTGTTCGCTCATTAATGTTTTTTCTTCGTCCATGTATTCCATATTAATATCCTGCTACTATGTCTAGTATTTCTTCGTCCTCTATCTCAAAGTCGTAGTGGTACGCAACTTTAGCTAACTGATCCGTGTAGGCCAATGCGTCCACCAAGTCGTCGTGAGTCAAAGGGTCAGGAAACTGGAATAACTGATCCAGGAATCTACTGTTCCATTCACCTTTGTTTAAAGTAATGTAACCGTTTTCAAATCTACCTTGTAACGCCCACATTACCCTGTCAGTCTTCTTTTTGTTACCGTGGGTTAATTCCTCCACAGTAAAGAATCTTTGATTTCTTTTCATTAAGTCAGTCAAAGGGGACATAACTGCCTGTCTAGCTATGCCTTTTTCTATCCCTACTCTAATAGGCTCATAGTCCCTGACTACTTCAAATATCTTTCTTGCCGTTTCCGACAATTCCCATCTACCATGTATTATGTTTTCAACGAACCAACCGTTAGGGTTAACTTTGACAATAGCGATTGCAGTCTCGTCAAGGTTGGAATTCTTCGTTCTTTTCTTGTTAACTTCCTCAAAACCTGCCAAGTCAATGCTAACGTAGTAATCTCCTACCTCCTCGTCGTCTGGTTCTCCAAATTTAATCCAATCCTCTTTAAACATCTCACTACCTCTGGCCTCAAAGGAAGCCATAAATTCCTGACGGAAAGCGTAGCTTGACATGCTTTTTTTGGCTACGTCTATTTCCTCTGAGTCCAGTAGTGGATTAGAATAAGAAGTAAAGTGCCAAGTTTTGTAGGTTGGATCGTCCCCCAATTCTCCGTATTGATATAGGTCATAAAAGTGATTACGTCCCATAGGTGTTCCTATGAATAACGCATCACCCTTCTGGTCCGCTAAAGCTGGCCTTAGGATCTGCTCAAATACCTCAGGCTTCATGTCTGCGTATTCGTCTAGGACTAAGAACCTAAGACTAACACCACGCATGGTTTCAGGCCTGTCAGCTCCTTTTAGGGATATTGTAGCCCCATTAACTAGTTTTAGTTGTAGGTTGTTAATGTGACTACTGACTATCACTGGATTACCTAATTCCAGCAATGTTTGCCACATAATGTCTCTGGCCTGTCCTTGAGTGGGTGCTACGTAGAATACATGCCCTTTCTCAGTCTGTAAGGCTCTTAGGATTAACATCCAAGCTGCTAGCCTAGATTTACCAGTTCTTCTACCCGCAGCAACAATTTTGAACCTTGTTTCGTCGTTCCAGACTTCCTGCTGCCAAGGTAGTAACTCTATGTTTAATTCAGTCATTACCGTCCCAATTTAAATCAGTTAGCTTTGCCAAATATTCTTTGTAGCTGTTCTTTGATTTGTCGTTCTTGGGCGTTAAGTGTTCTTCCTTGGGCTTTGATTTTTTCAGCTTGTTTATTGATTTCAATTTTTGTAATGTCCATTAATAAGTCCAGATAACTGGTGTAGTATCCCTAATGTCTACATGGACAAAGCCCTTGGCTACTCCAATACCTCCAAAACCTATGTCTATGGCATTTTCTATAATTGATCTTCGTTGTGCACCGTCACTAACATAAATGTCAGCAGCTATGCCTCTACTGTGCGTCCCCGGCTGTTCTTTTTTAACCTCTTCAGGGTGGGAAGGATCTCTATAGCCACTTGTGATTACAAAAGGAAAACCACAGTTCTCCCTAAGAATGTCAAGCATTTCTATAAACTTATCTTCTATTTCATTGTTACCTGTATGAGAACAAGCAAATTCATCTTTAGTAAAATGTTTAAACTTCATTTTCCTGTATAACCTCCCCTTCAATAACATCCTTCTCTTGGGTTATGGTAGTCTCCGCGCCTCCTAAACTTGAGATTGTTATGGAAACTGCTGACCTTCCCCCGGTAGCTTCCTTTTCAAAGTAACTAACAGGTAACATCCTGTCCATAATTAATTTCCATGCTGCTGATTGATTTTTATGATCGTCGTCTAATGCAGCATTAAAAATAGTGTCCATTACTTTCTTAGACTTAGGGGAAGCTAACATTCTAGCTTTGTATTCGTTAATGATAGCAGCATCACCCTTTGGTCTACCTAAGGCTTTTCTGTGACCTACCTTCTTTTGATTAACTTTAGCTTTAGGAGGTCTACCTCTAGGTTTTTTAATTTGTACTTCTTCGTTCATTGTATTTTACCTTTGTAGCTAAAGAATACCTTATTATTTTACCATATTTTTAAGCAAATGTCAACCATAATCTAGTGTTAATGTCAAGTCCTTTTTGTTACAAATTGTTACAATTAAAAAGATGTTATAGATCAAAGGTTTACAAGTGTTTACTTTTGTTTGACTTTTGGCTTTTTTTGTATGTTAGTGGGTACAATAATTATCACAGATTGCTCCAGCCCTCCCCCGGTGTCAAAAAAAATTCTGGCACAGATATTGCATGGTGCAAAATTCATGCCAACTCTAGCTTGCTCATACTTTCATCTGTTTGTCAAGAGATTACATGAGAAAACTAGAGAAAAACTTTGGCACGATTATTGCATAACATAATCCTGGCATGATTCTTGCAAAAGAATTCACATGAAAATAAATGAAAATAATTGTAAATAAATGTTGACATGTGAGAGTCAATGCGGCTACTATAGTAGTCATCAGTTAACACAAGGAAACAACAGCATGATAATAGAAGAAGTTAAAGTAGTAGAACCGCCACAGTTTAAATCTTATGCAGAATTTGAGGAATGGTTCGACGGGTTAAAGCCTGAGGATTACAAGACGTTAATAATTGACGTTAAGAAGTAATTAAACCTAGCACATTGTTAACAGTGTGTTAGAGTGTAACTATTAATTAACAGAGTATAAAAATGATTAAACTTTCTAAAACATCTAAAATGCCGTGTCGATCATGGTCACTAGAAGCACTAGTAACATGCCCAGCATCTAAAGACAGCAATGGTGAGCTAGTGCCAGCGTGTAAAGGATGCTATGCGACTACCGGAATGTATCATATGCCTAACGTCAAAAAACCTAGGCAGGATAATAAAGAGGATTGGCAACGTGATAGCTGGGTTAGTGACATGGTGGACGAACTAGACACAGACAGATATTTTCGTTGGTTTGATAGTGGTGACATGTACTCCCTACAACTAGCAGAAAAGATTCTAGAGATTATGCGATTGACTCCATGGGTAAAGCATTGGCTACCTACTAGAATGTACAAATTTAAAAAGTTTACTAGTGTATTAGATGCTATGGAATCTCTAGACAATGTAGTTATCAGGAAGTCTAGTGACTCCGTGTTAGGTGTAACGATTAAAGGCATGACGACTAGCACTATAATTCCAGAGGACATGGTAACAAAACACCACAAATGTCCAGCGTACACTAACAATGGTAAATGCGGAAAGTGTAGAGCGTGTTGGGATAAATCAGTGCCTGTAGTCGCCTACGTAGCACATGGTAATAAAATGAAAAAAATCATTGCAACTAGTGCAACATAGGTTCATACTGGGCAAAAATTGAGGAACATAAAATGAGCAACCCATATACAGAGGAATTTATAGAGAACCTTTACGAAGAAGCTTTACGTTTAGGTTTAGAGGACGACGCGGACATAGATAACTATATTGTCCAGAAACAAACCGAATTAGGAGTATAACAATGTGTAGTAGATTTTGTCCGGATTGTGAGGAAGATTTAGAACTACAACCAGAGGAGCTCT